GTCCTTGTGCTAAACTAAATCTGTTTGCAATGTCTTGTTGTCTAGCAGCTTGTGCTTGTTGAAAACCTTGCTGTCTTAGTTGTGCCTCTAATGCAGCTCTATCTTTTGCTGATTGTGATCCAAACTCTGCTAGTTGCACACCTGCTCTTCCAGATCCTAGTGCACCTAAAGCTGCTTGCTGATCTCTTAATGCTTGTTCTTGTATTCCTCTTTGTTTGTCAAATTCTGCTAATGTAGTATCTATAACTTGTTGTTGAAACGGGGATGTAAACTGTTGTATCTGAGCCGCGGTTGGTGCTCCAGTTAAACCTGCTATACCACCAAGAGTACCACCTGCTTGTGTTAAAGCAGTTCCAGCTAGTGCTGACTGTAATCCAGCTGCTGCATCTCTTTGTTGTGCAGCCTGTATAAATGGTGCAAAAGATCCAACGCCCGATGCCGCTAATGATGCTGCTTGTTTTTGTAATGCGTCTTGTCCTGCAACAGTTGGTGCAAATTTTGAAGTATCTACTGGTATGGCAGTTGTAGCTGCTAACTGTTTAGCATAATCCTTACCTATATCTTCTATAAACTGTGCGGGTAATGTTCTTGTTGTTGTAGTAGCCATTATACTCTAGCCTCCAAATCTTTCATCAGGTTATACATTTTATCTGCACCTTTATCAACACTTCCTCCACCTGCTGCTCTGACTGCATCTGCAGTCATTACAAACTCGTTTTTAGAAAGTCTTGCTGGTACGTCATCTGCTTTTTCTTTTGCTCCTAATGGCACAAATCCACCACCTCTAAGATCCATTTCCATACCTCCAAGGTCCATGACTCCACCACCTTCTGCTAAGTTTTGAAATCTTTTCGGTGGTAAAAATCTAAATTGTGGATCATTCATTCTTGCAAGTCTAACTATTCTATCAATATCTAAACCTTCACCTCTATCTTTAATATCTATTTCATCTTCATCATCCTCTGCTTCTTTACCTGCGAGTAAACCACCTAGACCTGACACAGCACCTATACCTGCAATTTTACCTAGACCTGTTAATCCACCTGCTTTAGTGACTAAACCTGCTTTACTAAGTAATGAACCTAAACCACTAAATGCTGTATCACCAGCAACTTTTCTTAAAAACGGATTAAAACTACCTTTACCAAAAAAACTACCCGCACCACCACTAAGCACGAAAGGTGCAGCTATTAATGCAGCTTTACCTATTGGTGATTTAATAACTTTTTTTACAGTACGTTTTGCTTTCTTAAAAAGTTTTTTAAGAAAATATGATTTGATACCAGTGCCATTTACATCCTCACCAGCTCCACCTAAAGCTTTTAAAAGCGCTGCTTCATCAGCATTGATATAGGCTAAAGACTCTCCTGGAGGAGCCATTTTTTTAGCATCCTCTAACGTCATAATTCCGCCTTCTTTTCGAAGCTGTCTTTCCATATCTGATCTTGAAATTGCCATAGTTTTACTATCTTATTTTGTTTCTCCAAATAAATCAAGGCTTGGCATGATGACTCTTACATCTCTTCTTATGTCAGATTCTGGTATACCTTTGGCCTTCCACTCTTCATCGTTCTTATACTTCTCTCCTGTTTTAAGGTTAGATATTTCTTCTATTATTTTTTTTGGTTTTAGTATTTTCATTATGATGCTCCTCCGCCTCCAACGACTGTTCTAGGTTGTATCTCTAATATAGACGCCAAGACCTGTAATCTATTGGCATTTGCCGCTTGAACTTTTAACACTTCTTTTTCTTCTAATATCAACGGGTTAGTTAACAGCTCTGTTGTAGCGTTTGATGCTATGGTTTTGGTCGTAAATAAATTAAACACATTTGAACTAGCATCTGTTAACGTAACCGTAATACTAGATCCAGATCCTGCATACTCTGAAACTAAAATAGATCGTATCACAGACTGAGTAAAATCTGGCACAGTAAACAACGTAGTATTATCAGTAGTTGTTAAATTTAATTTTTTATTAATAAATTTATTTGCCATTAATTTATAAAGAAGTTAAACGCCTCTATCTCCTCTTTTAATTCTTCTTGAAACGTAGTATTTAACTTCTCGACAATTGCATCTAAATCTCTCACTTGAGCCTCTGCAGTTGATAAGTCATACTGCTCACTAGGTCTTGTTAATACTTGTACTATCTTAGCCATTATACTGTATATGTCCCTGGTTTTTTAATGTTACCTTTTTTTAATTCATTAAACTCAAACTCTGTCATTTCAGGATTTATTAAACCTAAATCTTTTGCATCGTTATAACTTTGACCCTCAAGCAGTCCCATTTTATTTCTCGCGATATCTGCTTTGGTTACTTTTGCCATTAAAGCTTCTTCTGGAACATTTTGTAAGATATCGTCTACATCCATCAAATTTGGATTTGGTGCACTAGGTTTAAATATATTTTTTATAGAATCAATAATTCCAGTTCCTTTTTTTATACCACCAGTATCGGTGTCAAAATAATTATCAGGTAAATCAAAATAACTAAAGGCATCCCCTGTGTTAGCTAAAATATTATCTGGCACAAGTGATTTAACACCTGTTTCTGTTTCTGTTGGTTTTGCTCTTGGAGTTATAATATTATTATTAAAAAATCTTTGTAGTGCTAAACTTTCCATTGGTGGATTTTTAACAGCATCTGAAAGAATCATAGTATTTTTAGGATCATCTACTAATTCTCCGTCAACTAATTGTAATTTATTAAATCTAGACATGTCTTGTTTTTTACCAAATTTTTTATTAAATGAATCTCCAATCGCTGATAATAGTCCAAGTAAACCAAAAGGCACTGCACCTCTAGTTTCTGCAAAGTCTTCATCGTCTGTATAAAAACCTAATGGCCCTGTTCCATCTGGACCCCTTGTTGGTTTAAAGGTAGGCGTACCAAAAGCAGATAGCCCTTTAATGCCTCTATAACCAGGAGCGCCTCTACTAAATAAATTTCCAAAGAAACTTGGTTGACCATAAGACTTATATGCTGATCCCACATATCTATCTTTGTAAGTGCCAGTTTTTGGATCAAACACTCTCATATATTCTGGTAGATTACTGTATTGTTTTGTTCGTGGTCCTTTAGCAGCTGTTTGTCCTACAACTAAATTACCAGTTAAAATATCTTTAACTCTTTGCTTATCATCATCTCTTCTACCACCACCACCAGCAGGGCCTCCTTTATCATCAGGACCTCCAGGGCTTGCATCAAATCCCCCTAAATCTCCTTGTAAAGACATAACTCCACCAGGACCTTTATTTGGTTTACCTTTTAATGATCCATAAATATTTGCATCTAAAAGTATTTTTTGTTCTCTTGGTGTAATATAAGCTAATTCTGCTACAACGTGATCTGGATCTGATAACCATTTTTTAGGGACAGTCACAGTTTTTTGTTTACCTAAATAATTTTTACCACCCCCTTGATTTGCAGGTTTTATTTTTTTCTTTTCTGTAGGAGTTAACCTTCTATCTTTATATCTAATTTTTTTATCTACTGCCATTATCTACGTCCGTCTGGTTGTATATCTAATCTAAAAGTCCCTAATTTCCAACTTTGATTAGTTGCCGTATTTTCTATTTTTAGCGCGATAGCTCTAGCTCTTGCACGAGTGTCTACCTTATCAGTAGATGAGCTAATTGTAAATGGTCCTAATGAAGAACTTGATTGAGTATTATTAGGATAATTACGCAGATTTAAGGTGACTCTAGTATCACCAGTTTGAGATATAAAGTCTGGTATAAATCTTCTTATTTTCATTATAAACTCACCATCACCTCTAGTGTCAGCTATTCCAGACTGCTGATTTCCTACAATTCTTTGTGTAATGTCAAAATCTCCAGATTCTATACTAGCTGCAATTGCAGTTGTTGCTCCACCTCTAACTTGATCGGTGCCTGTTTCATGTTGATAGTATGTTGTTCTACCTTCAGTGTTTCCCACAACATCAAAAGAACTATCATTAGCGCTATCATATTCTGTTGCGTGTGGTAAACCAAATACAGCAGAGTCTTTCCACATGGTTCTAGCAAGAGTGCCTACAGTCCAAACAGGTCTTTGTGGTGATGAATCAAAATAATTATATGTAACCATTCTATTCACAACTGATGATGAAGAGGTTGGGTAAAACCAAGTAACCTCACCAAACAAATTATTTAAACCAGCAGACACCATTTGGTTTCCAGAAGTTAAATTTATATCATCAAAGACAAAGTCTTCTACTAAACAAGGAAGTGATTCTAATTTACCAGCGTATCTAAAAAAACCATTCTCTGACATCCAATATGCAGAACCATCAACTTCTACACATGCGTTTTGTCCAACGAGTCCACAGTTTGTACCTACTTGTGAAAAGGCAAAAGTAAATGGAGATCCAACAAATCTTTGTGTAAATAAAGCTGTATCAGTCCAAACGTATAGTGCATCACGACCTCTAATTGCTCCTCTGATCTGTGATCCGTCGGCCAGTCTTTGTGTACCAGCTGTATTGGTTGCTGTTGGTGTATATGTATTAATATCTTCTTGGTCAGAGAATCTAATAAACATATCATCTTGAGTTCCCGCATCTCCTATTGTCGTTTCTGTCCCATAAAATACTAAGTGTCTATCAGGTGTTGATACAACCATGTGTCTTGATGCAGTCGGTGCACCAGTTATAATAGCAGCTCTTGTTGCTGTTGCGTTTGATAAACTAGAATCCCAAGAAAATACTGCACTATCGTGTATTAAACAAATAGCTTTATCTCCAAAATTATCTATAGACCACATACCTGGTTCTAATACTAAATCTCCAGATGCGGCTTCACCCCAACCAACAAAAGTAGTTGTACTAGTAATTGTTGCACCTCCACTATGTGCTGCTTTTGTGGTTCCACCCACCTCTCTAGTCACACCTGTAAGTTCTCCTGTTGCTGCAATACCTGTGTAAGATATTTCTTCACTATCTATTTGTAAAAAATTTGTACCTGCAGTTGGAAACTGTGATGAGTCAACTAATATAATGCCAGTTGTTGTTGTATCTGTGATACCGTTTTGTAATGTAGTTGTTGGATTACCAGCAACTGTACCGCCCCAAGATCCTAATGACCAACCAAAACCTTTTGCCTGTACAGCTGGTCCCACAGGATAATAATGTTGCACTCTGATACCACCTGATGTTGTTGCACCAGACCCTGACTCATTTGATGGCATTGTAATGGTTAGTGTTGTGCTCGTAGGCACAGAAGTTACCATGAATTTTTTATCTTTAAAATCTGCTTCTACAAAGTTTGAATTAGTAATTGTAGAAAAATTATCCAACAATATTATATCGTTTTCGGATATATTATGTGAACTAGAAAAAGTTATTGTAACAACGGCTGATCCGTTGGTTGTGGTAAATGCACTTGTAAGCGTAGTTGTAGATTTAATAGGATGTATATCGTAATACACACCACCAGAGAAAGCATATAAAATTCTGTTCGTACCAATGATTGCATACTTTCTAGCTAAACTATTTACAAAATGATGTAAACCTCTACCTGCTCCTGTAAGATTACTCTCTCCTAATTGTTTCCAACCGCCTATTTTTTCAGGTGTTCCATAACGAAACCTGACATTATCACAGTCTATCCACTCACCTTCTGCTCCAGTTGGTGTGACTTGTTTATTTATACCTGGCTGAAAACCTATCTTTTGTAGCATAATAATCCATTATACCTATTTTGCAGTTAATTAATAGATTAAAAGCAGGGAGAGGGTGTGGTGGTGTCTCTCCCTACCAGTCTATTGTATAGACTATTTTGTAGAATTAGTCAACTTCGTGCCTTTAAACCACGCAGGTAAACCTATCAAAGGTCTTTTATCTAAAGCGTTTTCTTTTGCCATTTTAGATCCTGCTTTGTTATAGTGTAAAAATACTTGACCACAGTCTTTACCTGTAAATTCTTCTCTCCAGTGCTCTAAATCACATCCAGAATATATTAGCATGTCACCTGGATTTAATTTTACTTTAACACCAGCTTGTCCTTCTTTACCAGTTGGATCTAAATATATTGGCCAGTCATCACCACCTAAATTTAAAGTTGTAGATATTTCACAAGAATATCTATCTTTGTGTCTAGCTAATACATCTCCTTTTTTATATATCCTAGCATACGAGTATGTTTCAGATAATTTTAATCCTGTATGTTTTTCCATGACAGGTTTTACTTGTTGCAATAAAGTTTCCATAGCCATGTCACCGTAATGTGAGTATGTGTTTGGAACTTGTTCATCATTCCATATACCCCAATACTCTGTAAACGGTGATATATATCTAGAATCAAACAATACTTTTGCTACGTTTCTTTTATTTTTAAAATAACTATATACAAAATTTGCTAACTCTTTTGATATTGCATTTTTTAAAACACTATATTTATTTTTCTTGAACGACATTTAAAACTCCTTTTGGTATCGCTTGGCAGTTCCAATGTATAAACCTAAAAGGTTCATAACCTCT